TTGTGGATGATTGTCAATAGAGACGATAGTACACAGTTCGTTAGATATAATATTTTAAAATGTAACTGGGATTTTAGATGGATTTGTAAGGTTCATGGGGAGATGGAATTGATGCATGTGATAGGTTGTAGTAGAAATGCTAATTCATATACAAGTTGAGAGATTAATATCTCACGGCTCGCTGTATTTGGAAACATTACAGTGTATTTCTTCGTATATGCTGGGACGTCCTTAGAGCCTTAATACTAAAACGGAAGAATGAAATATGTCTAAATGGTATAGTTTAAAAAATTAAGGATTGGGTAATCAGCAGGGAAAATTCGAATAGAATTGCCCTCAACGACTATCGCTGAGATGCGAGTAGGGGGAAGTCCCCCGAAGTGAAGGACTTCTAAGTGGATTAAATTAAATCCATATGATGAATGATATAGTCTATACCTTTGTGAAAACAAAGGAAAGTTGTTTATATATAAAATTAAAAAAGCCAGACAGCGGGTAGCTCCCGTTTCTTTCGACTCCTAATAAGAAAGATTATGGCTTTTTTAATATGTCAATTTTTAGGAGGAATTGAATAATGACAAGTAGAGAAAAATATAATTTAAATAAAGATACTATAATTAATCAAAGACTTTCTGGGCGAGTTATTAAAGAAATTGGAGAAGAGTTTAATATCCCAAAGGGATCATTAATACAATTTCTTGAAAAGGATGGGGTTATAATCCCACCCAAACATAAAACAGAAGAGTATAAGAAACAAGTATTGGATTTATATAATCAAGGATATAATTATCATAAAATTGCAGAAATTGTTGGCTCTGGACATCAAACTGTAAAAAAACTTTTACTTGAAAATGGTGTTAGATGGAGAGATACATCGGAAGTGTCTCGCAAGTGGAAATTAAATGAAAACTACTTTGATGTAATTGATACACCTAACAAAGCTTATATTCTAGGCTTTTTATATGCTGATGGCTATAATTGTTTAACAAAACATTCCGTTCGTATGGCTTTGCAAGAGGAAGATGGATACATATTAGAGAAAATGCGGCAAGAATTAGAAAGCGAAAAGCCGTTAAAATATTTAGATTTTAATGGACAAATTAGATCTAATGGTCATCCTTGTAAAAATATGTATCAATTAGAAGTTTATGGTATACATATATGTAAAGCTTTAGAAAAGCAAGGTATGAAACAAGGTAAAAGTTTAATATTACAATTTCCAAAACACTTATCTGAAGAATTGTATCCACATTTTATTCGAGGTTATTTTGACGGAGATGGATGTATTGTTAATTCTGTACGTAAAACAGGGAGCCTGTATTCAACAATAAGTTTTACATCGACAGAAGATTTTTGTAATAGTTTACAAAGAATTCTGTTGGACAAATTGCCTAATATTCAATGTCAAATTTTTGATGCATCGTGTCACAATGGTGTAACTAGAGTACTAGAAATATATGGTAATAAAAATTGTAAAACATTGTGTGATTGGTTATATAAAGATGCAGATATGTATTTGGAAAGAAAGTATCAACGATATTTAGAATTAAATAATTACTTGTCTAATAAACAACCTTAATAATAGTGGCGATATTATTAAGTAATATAATAGGGTGTTTGGAATGCGGACTATACAACTGGTCTTGATAATATCACGAATGGTTGGGTGCCCGATACGCACTGGTTATATGGTGATGAGGGACTTAAACGCTTCAATCTTTGTGATACCCGATATATGGCTCATGAACAACGTTTTGTTATGTCACATAATAAAATCAATCCTAAAGTTTATGAAATTACGAAAGTAGTCGATCTCAACCCTATGGGCGTTATTAATTTAACTCTTAAGCAGGATGAGTGGGACGAAAAGCGTGATAATCGTGAACTTTTGATTTGTAATTATTATGATGATACTGGCGAAACGCAAATCGTTATTCCTGAAGCAGAGCCTCAAGAAAGCACGCTTACCAGTTACATTTATACGGCACATGTTAATGATAATGGTGAATTAGAAATCGATTATGTTGACCAAAGTATTAGGGATACAGATTATAACAAATTGCAATTAAATGGCACATATTATTTTGTTGCGGAATATTATACAGGAACCGTTGGTGGAGAACAGGTTATTGATCCTAATAGAAAGTCAGAATGGAAATTAGAATTAAAAGACAATGATGGATTAACGGATGCTGAAATTAATCGTTTAGATAGATTAATGGTGATGGATAAAATTGATGATAATATCATTTCAATTCATCCTAAGAAAGCATCTATTTTAATTGGTCATACTTTTGTTCTTACTGTTACTGATTTGGATGGTGAAAGCCGCTCTACCATGGATGTGGAGGTAATAGGATGAAAAGAGATATAGCCAATATAAAACGAGATTTGGATAATCGACATAATAACGACATCATTTATAAAAAAGATGAACTTATGAAAATATTTAATGAAGATCCAGATCTCAAAGAGGTATTAGGTGCTAAACAACCTAAACCTCTGAATAAATATAAGGATAAAGATAATCCTACAGAAGAAGAATTAAAGAAACGTCAGGAAATATTAGATTACAATGAAGCGATTAAGCATGACCAGATTGTGCCTTGGATTAAATTAAATGGGGTACAGAAGGAAGTACTTAATTTTATAATGTTTGATATATGGGATCAAACGGACAGATACGACCGTGGTGGTAAAGCTGTTAAGAATGAGCTTATCGAAGTATATTGTGTTGTTCATGAAGATGATATGGATACTGAGTATGGTATAGCACGCACTGACTTGCTTAGTTATATCGTTCGTGACCTGTTGTGTTGGACTAATGCATTAGGGAGACAACTTAGATGTTATGAAGATAAGCCCATGATTATTGATGCACAATATTATATCCGTAGAATGAGATTCTTTATGAAAGCGCCCAATGTCGTTAATGGGCATATGGGCACGAATAATATTTACGATGACTTCAGTCAATTCTAATATTACTCAACTTCAGTTGTTCTACGGAGATGATTTTAAAGTGAATGATTTCATTACTATTCATCAGCCCACTATTGGAGATATTTTAGAGTACGATAAACAATATAGTGAATCCAGTTTCTGGACGATGTTGAATGTATTTACAGCTAATCCTACTAGTTACAGGCTTTTTCTTTGGAAAGATATGAATATTGATTGGACTTTTTTAAATGATTATCAGTTGTTTATGATTCTTTACAGGACTTTGAGTATAGAGCAGACCCGACTGATTTTTGGAGACTTGGATTTTTCTAAGTTTGAAATTTATACTCTGCCTGAAGAAAATTGGACAAATATTGATGAGAAGGGAATTACAGATATTATCAAAGTCTTGCGGAATTCGACCCTCTATAATCCTGAAAATGATTTCGAGTTAGATGAAGATAGTTATAATGTGATTGTTTACTATTTAAGAAGTACTTTCAATATGTTTCCCAAAATAGAAAAAGCCAAAGATCGCACTACTAAAGAATGGATGATTGAAGAAGAAGAAATGAAATTAAATGCTAGAAAAAATGAAGATAAAAGTTCTACATCTTATCTTCTGCCACTTATATCTGGATGCCTGAATCATCCCGGTTTCAAATATAACAAACAAGAATTAAAACAGGTCGGATATTATGAATTTATGGATAGTGTACAAAGGTTACAGATTATTGAATCGACAAGTGCACTTTTACATGGCTCATATTCTGGCTTTGCTGATGTTTCTAAAGTAGATAAAGAGCAATTCAATTTCATGCGTGAAATTAAACACGAATATGATCGAGGAATTGCAAAAGATAAAAAATAAATATTATAAGAAAGGAAGGTAATTACTATGGCTTTTAAACTTGGTGATTTAATTATCGATAGAATTTCCATGGGCTATGCCGAAAAGTTTGATGGTACGCCTCTTTATGTTCTGACCCAGCTTTCTGAGGCTTCTATTGAAATCTCTGCTGAGTCTCGTGATGCTGTTGACAAAGACGGTACACTGATTAAGCGTTTCTGGAACGCAAAGACTGGTGAGTTTACCGCAACTAATGCTATGCTTAACCTGAACGTTATGGCTGCTCAGTCTGGTAATGAAGCTAATATTGCTACCGCTGATAATGTCATTGTTATGCCTAAGATTATCACAGTTAAGGCTGGCACTACTGTTGATCTGAATGGTTTTATCGCTGGTAATCGTATTACTGTTAATGCTCTGGGCACTAACGGTGCTATGGGTAAAGCTTATACTCAGGGTACTGCCGCTTCTGCAACTGAATTTGGTCTGGCAGGTACTAAGCTGACTGCTCCTACAGATACTGCTGAGTCTCAGTATGTTGTTAAATTTGATAGGAACGTTACAGAAGGTGTTGATATCCTTAACTCCGCTGATAAGTTCCCGGCAACTGTTCGTCTGACTCTGAAAGGTCTGTGCGTTGATCCCTGTGAGGCAGATACGCTCCGCGCTAAAAGTAAAATTAATTATTTAAAAATTGCGTAATTAATAAATGGCGATTATAGAGTAATCTATATACACTTGCGTATCTATAAAAAATAATAAGTGTCGATAACAGCTATATCAGGGGAAGCCCAGAGATGGGTAATCCTGAGGAAAGACTTGATATTATTGTCAAGAATCCGCAACGACTACAGGATAAGATAAGCAATTATTTTATTGAAGCTGTTGCCCACAAGATTAATGTGGGATGATATATAGTCTGAACTCACGCTATAATCGAAATAAGAAACGTGAGAGGTAGGTAGAAACACCTACCCGCTATAGAAATATAGTTAGTACCCATTAAGCACTGGGGAAAGTAACAGTTTGGTTTACATCGTGCTTCCGTCCTTCCAGCCTAGCCCTGAGACCACTATCGCTCTGAGTTCTGATAACGCAACTCTGGACTTCAATGGTAGTCTTCAGACTGACTACTGCTCTACTGACAAATCTCTGTATCATGTTTACTATGCTACAGCTGATACTGAGCAGTAAGAAACAGATTTTAATTAAATTTGTTAAATGGCAGAGTGGGTGTCACAGCCCACTCTGTTTTTTATTTGTTTTAGTAACTATTATTACAATTTAAATGTAAAGGAGAAAAACATGGGAAAATTTGATAGAACCTGTGTTGTCTGTGGGAAACATTATGAGTATTGCACAAACTGTGACCGATTCCTCAATTATCCCACGTTTATGACAATGTATTGTAGTAAGGAATGTGTAGATCTCTTTGATATCCTTTCCTCTTTTGAAGCAGGACAAACCTCTAAAGAAGATGCCCAAAAAGTGCTTCAGGGAATGGATCAAAATAAAATGAAAATGCTTAAAAACTCTATGGCTAATTCTTACAAAAAGATTATGGCTGAAGAAGCTAAACCTGTAGAAGTCGAAGAGAAAGAATCTGAACCTGTTAAGCCAGAGGTTGAAAAGCAAATCGCTGGAGAGACAGTAA